CGCTCCCGCTCGCTCGTGTGTGCCGTGATCCACCAGTGATCTTTGCTTACAGGTTTAAATCTTTTGTACATATTTCCTCTCTCTTGAAAGCTGAACCCCCTCAAGGGGTTCGCTTTCTCTATGTATAATTTTATTATACGGATATATGGGAGTGTTCTACTAGAGTTATGTCCCTAACTTACTCAAGGTATGTCCCTAACTTACTCAAGGTATGTCCCTAACACTCCCTATGGTTATTAAAAATTGTCATATAAATTACTGGTATCTAGCGGTTCATTTAATGGCTCTAACACACCGTTGCGTCTGAATAATGTTTTAGAGGAATAGTCTACGCCTCCGCTGTTGGATTTTACTAGCGCGCCTCTAACCACCGCCATTCTATCGTAAGGCACATGTTGCTCTTCACAAATCCTTTCACAATCCTCAACACTTGCCAGTGCCATTACAAGAACAAATCTTATTGAGTCCACGAGTGACGATGCGCCGCGCACGCTGGTTCTCTGAACCATTGAATCATCTGAGTCCACAGTCAAGCCTTGTTTATTTAAGTGGTGAATAGTTAGCGTGCAACAGTTTAACCTTGCGCTGATGTTTGCACAGTAAGATCCCCAAAGCTGTCCCGCCTCGTTACTGCTTGATACGTTACCAGTAGTGAATGCCTGGAGCGGATCAAAACAAACCAACTTTAAATCTGGTATAACTTGCAGCTCCTCAACCAAATCTTGTGCAAGCTGAGTGACGCCCTCTTCCTTTAACAATATCATTGGTTCTTTTTGCTCTGGAACTGGAAAAATATAAACATCATATTCACTTTTAAACCTGTTACCGTTTGGATCTAATAGGTCTAATCTTCTGTGGATCTCTGGTATATCATCTTCAGCTGAAAACAAAATTACGTTTCCATGTTCCTTAACATCTTTACCCCACCAACGGCCACCACCGCAAGCTATTCTTAATGCCAGTTGAATTACACTCAAAGACTTTCCAACGCCACCTGACGCTGCTAACAGTCCAGGTTTACCCATTGGTATTAATCCATCTACTAAAAATTTTTGTGGTTCTGGCTTACCGACTAGGTTTCTGATCGCGTATTTTTGTATGCCTAACTTGTGGTCCATGAGTTCAGCTTTAACTTTATCTAAACCATGCCTTAGATATAAATCATTGTAATCACCACGTTCGCTGGGCAGACGCACGGCCACGTTGGGTATTGCAGTTGCACATTCCTGGGCTTTCTTTTCGCCCACTCCATTGTCATCATGGTCCAAAGCCAAAATAATTCTAGCACCCGTTAACCTGCGAAATTTAGAGACTGCATCCAATGTAAAATTGGCACTAAAAACGCAAGCCACGGGAATTTGGGTAGCTTCATATATTGTTGCGGATGTTGAGTAACCTTCAGCTACTATCAACTTTTCACAACTTGCTAGTTCATTGAATGTAGTTCCAATTAAAAATACATTACCTTTAATTTCTGACGATGAAGCAAACTTTTTGTTACCTTTTTTATCGATATACTGTATAGATCTTATCTGACCTGTAGTAGAATACACGGGAACAATCAAGCTATCGTACGATTGTTTCAACCCATAGTTTTTAACCTTTTTATTCGTGAGATATTCATGTTCAATAACATTTTGACATTTATCAAATTTTTCCCTTATCTCTATAGCCACCTCATCCTGCCTAGCCTTCCGCTTAATACTCTCTTCTTTCGCAGCCTGCTCCATTTTTTTCTGTAAGGCTTCTCTATCAACCTGGCTTAATGTAGAGGAACTAACAGAACTCCACTTACCCTCAAAACCAGTCTTCCAATTACCATAAGTGGCAAAGTGATGGCCATTGAATGTATTGACTACATACCAGCCTGATCTAGCGCCACCTAAGTCTGGCTTCATTCCTGGTAACGCTGTGGGTACTCTGACTATTTCTCCAGACGCTTGTAAATGATTTACCTGCAAGCCTTGCGCCTGCATCTCATTCATTAAATCATTTATTGTTTTTGTTTCTTTGTTTTTTGTTTCAAATAATATGTTTCTATCGTTGCAGTATTTTTTTAGATCCATTTAAAGCTCTCTCATCATCTTCTTTGGCTCTGGCGTTAGCCCAGTTTAGATATTCTCTAATAATTGAAACAAATACTTTTTTTCTATCTTCACGTTTCCATTTGTGTAATGGATTTTCTTTGTTAGCAATTAATAATTTTTTATATAAGTCTTTGGTGGATGCTATAGCGTACTCGGTACCAATGTCATTAAGTTGCGCCTTATTTGGAAGGCGTTTGCCTTCTTTAATTTTGTCTAAATGAGCCATACAGCATGCTCCAATCCAGTTGTTGTTATCTTCGTACAAAAATGGCCCAGCTGGGGATTTACAATATCCACAAAGCGTGGGCCTATCTTCCTTGAGGCTAAAACGGCGCGTCTTCGTCATCGTCTACCGTTGTTGATCCCATTTTTTCAAGATCAGCAGCCGATGGTGATGCTTCAATCGGTTTTTCGCTTACCGTTTTTTTCTTTTCATTAGCGGGTTTCCATGTTTCTCCCCACTCATGGTCAACTTCAAAATAGATGCTGTCTTGCTTTTGTTTAATAAGAGCTGTGACACTTTTACCCATAAAAGCAGATTGAGTGTCATCTGGAAGTTCTTGCAAGCCCATTGCTTTACACATAGCTAACAAAGATTTTAAGCTGTTTGTTACAACGCTTTCTTTTTGATGCTGCATGTGAAACATAGCATCTACAGTTTGACCAGTATCAGCTACTTCAAACTTAATACTATAACCTTCCCAGTTAGGGTTGGTCTTACTTATCAAGCCTTCTTTTTCACCGTAATAGTGCAAGACGTATCTTTTTGGTTCTAAACTAACCTTGCCGTCAGTTTCTAGGTTTACATTATTATATTTACTTAAGTCCATTATTTTTCTCCTCTGTTATATCCAACATTTATATTCAACGCAGTCATCCTCTTTAGATCCGCAGTAGTTACAATAACCATCTGTGTATTGTGGATCTTCACCAGTATCAAACTCGTTGTATTCTTTTAAAATTATTTCGTTCATTTCAACATCTCCTTTCTAATAGTTTCCCAATCCATTGGTATTTCATCTGGAAGGTTGTATCTGTTTTTAGCTAAAAAAGCTGGCTCTTCATTGGTGTATACAATTCTGTCACCGCTGACAGTTTTAGTAGTCATACCGCCGCTTTTACCTTGCACCTTAACAGTGCCAAGTTTTTTTGCTGCAAAGAAACATGCGTCTGAGTGTTCTAACAACAATGCCGCAGCTTTTCTATGCAATTTAAGTGAGTACCTATCATAAGGCTCTATTCTAGGATCTTCTACTTTTCTAACTTCACTGTGGCATATCTGGAATATCATCATACCTTTTTCTCTTAATACATTAAGAGCGTCAATGTACTTGCGCCAGTAGTTAAGCGTTTCGGTATAGCCCTTTCCGAAACTTGGTTGATCTATTGATTTCCAACCGTTGTCCTGGCAAGCCTTTTCCCATAATAAATTCTCTAACCAATCAAGAGAATCAATACATACTGTTTTATAGTCATGTTCCTCGGTGGCTAGCTCGTTTAGATTTTCCATTACGTCTTGGTAAGTCTTACAACGAATGTTGTCCATTTCTATTTTACCTAAACCATCTTCGACATCTAATAAGATAGGGTTTTTAGTTTGTGAAGCTAAGAATGTTTTACCAACAGCTGGTCCACCATGTACGATAATTCGTGGTGGTTTCTGCTTAGATTTTTTTCGTATATCAGCTAGACTCATTCTGCCACCTCAATTACTGATTCGTTTTCTAATGACTCTTTTAGTCTTCTTGAGTACTCAGCTCTTAATATGTCAAGCTTCTCTACTTCAAAATTAGCATTACCAACAAATTCATTTTTTTGTTTTTCTAGTACTGCTAATTTGTTATACAACAAACCTTGCTCATCATTAAGATCGTCAAGATTATATTCTTGTCCACCCTCTTCAAAGCTAAAGGTTTTTACTTCTTCGTTATTGCTCATTTTTTTTCCTTGTTATTTTGTTTATATAAATCGCAAATGCTTCTCGCGTTGCACCAGCGACAGTGATCCCCGTATACATATACAGGATTTTCTTCTTCGCACGCATTAACAGCGGGCTGTAAGAAATCGTAGGCCCAATCTACTAAATATTCAGCAGTTGTAACCCATGTTTTTATAGGGCCGCCGCCCCATGTAGCTCTAGGTTGTACGATAGTAATCTCAATTTCTGTGTCTTCACTACCATATCTTGATAATGCGCCTAGGGCATATATCATTGCTTGTTTGTTGTTGTCTGGGCTGACAGGAAACTTACCAGTTTTAAGGTCGATAACGCACATTCTCTTAGGGGTTACGATTAGCGCGTCAGCATAACCGTATAGATTGTCTGAAATCTCTTCCAGCCTAACCTTTTGTTCAACAAGCAGTCTCCCGTCAATTTCTTTTGTACGATTTTGAACATAATTAACGTAGACTTTCGCGCAATCTATCATGTCTTGATCTACTTCTATTTCAAAATCCTCAACTAATTCTTTTTTACCTAACCAATAGTCTTCTAAACTAACATCTACTATGTAACCCTTCAACAGCTGCTCTGTCATAGAGTGTATTAATGTTCCTACTGCCGCAGGTACGCCAACCTGGTAGTCAACTTTCGCAGCTAACTTTGGCATGCCTGGACAATTAGTCCATTTATCAGCAGAAGATGGGCTAAGTAAAGCGTGCTTCATTTGATACCTTTGCTTTCTCTTCTTCCTTTAGAATCTCCTCCATATCGTAAACAACTTTACCAGCTAGTTTTAGATAGTTTGGTCCCATTTTTTTGTTTCTCCAGTTCTCAATAGTCCTTGGAGACCGCATCCAGCGTTTAGCTAGTTGCTTGGTATCAATAAACTTTTTTTCACTATTACTCATTTTTTATTCCTTTTTGTGTTCAGTTGCATTATGATATACTCTCTTCTACGAAGAAACAAGTATAAAATATAAAAAAGGAAATATTATGAGTATAGACAAAATAACACCAGAAGAATGGGATCAATCTATAGATAGACTTGCAACCAATAACCAGGTAGGTGGCGAACATTATAACAAACTAAGAATACAACCAATTGATTATATTTATGCAAACAAGCTATCCTATAACTTAGGCAGTTGCTTGAAGTATATAACTAGAAGCAAAGGCGACAGAAAAGATAGAATAAAAGATTTGCTAAAAGCAAAACACTTTGTTGATCTTGAGTTGGAAATGGTCTACGGAGTAGATAATGAGGGTAATAATATTGGGGCTTACTCTGTAGAGGTAACAATAAATAACTGAGAAGATTATGAATTTTGATGAATTTAATGATCCAATATATGAAGAAAGAAACGGTAGAAAACCTATCTATATAAACAAATACCTTGCAAAAAAATTTATAGATTTTTGCCAGGCTGAACAGAAAGAACCACATGATGTGGCTGAGTATCTAATATCTTTAGGTATGAACTCTGTAACACATTATAAAGATCCTACTGTGTCTGTTGACATTGAAGCTCTTTAAATAAGTTTTCTACATTTTTCAGCGAGTCAATCGCTTGGATATCTTTGTCTTGAACAGTTACTTGCTTGCTACCATCTGGAAAGAAAAACATCACTTTTTGACAGTTTAACGCAACCAAAGCATATACATCTATATCACCTTTATCATAAAACCTAGTCTTAGAATGAGATCCACATCTAAGATCAAACCTCCAACTCCTTCTAGCTTTCTCTATTTGCTTTTGTGTTTTGACCTGGCACTTATAAAGAGTGTGGCCAACCTCAAAGATGATGTCGGCTTTAGAACCATGTGGCATAACAGTAACAGTATCAGAAAGGGTAGAAAGCACCGAGGCTACTAAATATTCTCCAGATCGGCCAACTCTTTCTGATTGGCGGGACATGAGGTTATTCTATTGGGGGGCTTAAAAGCTCGGAGGTTATTAAGGGCGTGGTTCTTTGTGCTGCCTGTGATCCAATATTTAAAGATTCTAGCAACGCTCTTTGTGATAATGGGCTTTGATATGATCCTAACGTCATAGAAGAAATTGCAGCGGCTATAGGATCTATTGAGGAAAATCCAGTCAAGGCTCCTCCTGCTGTTATAAATCTTGGTATTGTTCCTGATTCTGGTATTTCTCTGCCAACTATACCCTCTCCAAGCCTTCCTATATCTTGCAGTCTTCCTTCCCCTGTAAAGGTTCTTCTTTTCGCCGATGTTGGATCTAACGCCCTAGATTGTCTTAAAAGCTGAGTTGGCGTAAATGTAGTGTCTTTGGAGGATGCTGTTGCTGCTTTTGATATTGTTAGCAAATCACCATAAGCATTTTTAGCGTTTTTGTAATTTTTCACAACAGTTTGTGGATTATTTTTTATTAAATGATCTGAAAAAACATTATATATATCAGAATAAACCTCACCCATTTCTCTTTGCGCTGCGTCTGTACTTGTTGAGTAATTCCTTGCTTGTCTGTTTAAATACGAATCTGCTTTTTGTAAATCTTTACCAGTCAATTGACCTGTTACAGTTTTTCTTTTACTTTTTTCAAAAATCATTTTATTTAATTTTGAATTTATGTTTTTTATTTCTGCTTTTGTTAAGGGGCTATCAATTAATACCTCATTTATTTGTTGTTGTAATTCAGCAATGTTTTTTACTTTTAATCCTCTAACCGTTTGCTCCAATCTATCTAAAACAGTTCTTTCAAAAACCTTTGGAGCGTCTTCTAGTTTAATATCTTTAGGCATTTGATAACCGATTTTATCTAAAGCTCTGTTATAAACAGCTATATTAAATGTTTCTTTACCTCTTTTTAGAGCTTCGCTTGTTCCAATTAAAGGTATTGAGGTTGCTGTTTCTTCAAACCTTTTTAATCCTCTTGCCATTGGACCTCCAAGAGCTTGACCAGGAGTCAATTCAACTCCCTCTTCCATTAGCTCTTTGGCTTCTTTTGTTTTAGTGGGTAAAAGCCTTTGTGATACTGGGCCTAAAACAGCAGATGCAGCCCCACTCGCAGCACCAGATTTCAATCTTTCTCCAACATCCCCTTCAGCCATTCCTGTACCATAAGCTAATCCTAATCCGCCACTTTTCAAACCAGTTCCTAAAGCTGTTTTAGCCAAACCAAGACCGCCAGTAAGAAGACCTCCACCTATTTCAGATCCGTAAGCTAACGCTGGTTGTTCTTCTTTAAATGTTTGTATGTCTTGTCTAATTTCTTTAACCAAAGTTTCATAATCTTTATTACTAGCCAAAGATCTAGCAAAAGCTTCAACCTCATCACCAAAACCAAAAGCAAGCCCTTGACCGATGGCAGATCTAACGATATCTCTAAAACCACCAACTTCGGCTTGTTTTTGTATTGATTTGTTTGGTACGTATTTTCTATCTTTATATTTTGCCATTATTCAAAATCTGAAAGTCTAAATATAGTTAATCTTGGATTCACTGGATCAGTCATGTCCACATAAGCCTCACCATTTTTTATCTGACCAGAATCATATAGATCGCCAATATCCTGTTTATTTAAGTTTATCTGTTGATAGAGTGGGGGTACTAAATTATTTTTAAATAAGTAATCATTAAAACCAACTGTATCGCCTTTATTTTCTCTAAAATACTTTTCTTTAAGTCTTAACAGTTCTTGTTCTCTTTCCGCTTGTTGAATCATGGTTGCAAGTGTAAGCTCGTTTCCTTCTTTAGTATTACCAAGTTGAATGGTGGATGAGGCAAATAAATTGGCTTCAAAATCAGAAGTAGCACCAGAACCTGGCGGCCTCATTCTTGGAACTGTATAGTTTGCAAGAGCCTGGAATAATTCTTGTCCACTTACTTCTGTTTGATCTTGGCCAGTGATATCATTAAACAACCTTCTTAATGGTAAAGACACATTAGCTATTGGGCCAGTCTCAAAATTTGGGTTTTGTAATAATATTTGTGCAGATTGTAATCTTGGTAACAATTCTCTGCTTGTTGTTGCAATTTCTCTTGATGTTTTTATATCTGATTCGCCAAGTCTTGCTAATGATTTTATATATTCTTCTTCTCCTTTTCCCATCTGAATTACAGTAGCTTTGGCTTTTTCTTTATCACGTAAGAATGCAAGATATTCTGCTTCTGTGGGCGTTGAGTCTGTTCTTATATATTCTTCATAAGATGCTGGCCCTTTAGTTGTTTTAGGCGTAAACATTCTAGGATCTAAACCAGCTTGTATTAATTTTATTTGGTCAGCATATCTTGGATCTTGGGCAAATTGTTGCATCAATCTGTCTTGCTCTGCTTGTGCTTCTTGCTGTTCAAACTGTTGTTGTAAACCTATAGCCCTACCAACTGGATCTCCTTGTTTAAAAGCCTCTGCTGCTACAGATAATCCTATAGCACGCCTTCTATTTCTTTCAACTTGCTCCTCTGGTGTTAGAGGTGTTTTAGGTTTTCCAAATCCCATAATTAAATCCCTGGTAATCCTGTTCCTGCGCCTGGTAAAAATGAAGGCATGTTAATCTGCGAGGCTATGTTTGAAGCTCCGCCAAGTCCTCCTACTGATAGTGGGCCAAACATACCACCTGTAGCCATTCCAGCTGCTAATCCCAATATGTCGCCGCCAACACTTAAAGGTGACGCAAATTTTTCAGTAGTTCCGCTTTGGCCCATAAGTTTTGGCATCATTCCAAGTCCTTGTCCTAGCAATCCTAATTGATATGCTGGGTATTGTTGTTGTCTCATAAACTCGCTAAAGTCAAAGTCTCTACCTTGTTGCTCTAGTCCTCTAGCCAAACCACCGTAGCCACCAAGTAATCCTAGTGCTTGTTGTTGTCCGCCTAATAAACCACTTAGTAAACCAGCTTGTTGTTGTCTGCCTCTGAGTTCTAATTCTGGTGCAAGCATAGCCATCTGTTGTTGTCTTGCTATGTCAGACTCAGCAGCTCTTTGTGCTTGCTCAAATCCTGACTGTCGTAAACCTGCAACTGTTCTAGCTTCTTGTTCTTGTAAAGGTCT